GCCCGCCCTTTCCGCTCCATCCAACCAGGAAGACAACATGACCATTGCTACCCAGCCGGGCGCCCAGACTCCAGCGCCTGTCGATCCAACCCGTGCCGCTACTGCGCCAGCCCCGGCACCAGTGTCGGCACCAGCACCCGCTGCGCCGACCGTCACCGACGATGTCGCTTCGCGCGCTGCGCAGGATGCCGCAACTCGCTCGGCTGACATCATCGAGCTGTGCGCCCGCCACGGCGTCACCGGCCTGGCCGCTGGCCTGATCCGTGGTGGCAACTCGGTCGACCAGGCACGCACTGCCGTGCTGGACGAAATGGCCCGCAACTCGACCGCGAGCGGTGGCCACCAGAACACCCGCATCCAGCTGGTGGGCGACGTGGAGCAAACGCGCATGGCCGGCATGGAAGAAGCGATCATGCACCGCGTGTACGCCCGCACGAAGATGACCGAGAACGGCGCCCAATTCCGTGGCATGAGCTTGCTCGAGCTGGGGCGTGACTTCCTGGAAGCGCGTGGTGTTTCGACACGTGGCATGGATCGCATGCAACTGGCCACGAATATGTTGAACTTCCGTTCGGCAGGCATGCACGGCACCAGCGACTTCGCAGCTCTGTTTGGCAACGTTGCCAACAAACGCATGCGTGATGCTTACGCTGAGAACGCAGGCACGTACACGCAGTGGGCGCGCCGTGCGCCGAATGCGCCTGACTTCAAGAACATCAACATCGTTCAGATGTCTGGCGCGCCAGAACTGCTCCGGACCAATGAGCACGGCGAGTTCAAGTACGGCACGATGGTCGACGCGGGCACGTCTTACGGTCTCGTGACGTATGGCCGCATGGTGTCGCTCACCCGTCAAGCCATCATCAACGACGACTTGCGCGCATTCGAGAAGCTGGTTACCGCGTTCGGCGCAAGTTCGAGCCGCCTGGAAAACCGTCTGGTGTACAGCCAGCTCATTGGCAATCCAGTAATGGGCGATGGCAAGCCGCTGTTCGACGCCGCTCACAAAAACATCGCGACGGGCGCTGGCTCTCTGCTGACGCTGGACGCACTGAAGGCCGGCCGTAAAGCTATGCGTTTGCAGAAAGGTCTGGCAGGCGAAGAGCTGAACCTGGCGCCGAACTTCCTGATCGTCCCTGCCTCGCTTGAGCAGGATGCTTATGCTTTGACCAGCGCGAACTACGTGCCGGCCAAGCAAAGTGACATCAACGAATTCCGCATCGGCGGTCGCACCGCCGTTGAGCCGATCGTCGAACCAGTTCTGGACGGCATGAGCGAAACGGCATGGTTCCTCGCCAGCAGCAACAGCCAGGTCGACACCGTCGAGTACTGCTACCTGGACGGCGCGGAAGGCCCGGTTATCGAAAGCCAGAATGGTTTCGAAGTTGACGGTGTGACCTGGAAGTGCCGCCTGGACTTCGCGGCCAAGGCCGTTGACCACCGTGGCCTGTACGAAGGCGTCGGCAAGTAAGCCGCTGCTGTCAGCCTATCCATCTACCACAGGAATCGAACATGAAGAATTTCATCCAGAGCGGTTGTACCTTGACCGTCATTGCCCCGGCCAACTTGCTGGGTGGCCAAGCTGTGCTGGTCGGCGCGATCTTTGGCGTTGCCTGCGGCGACGCTGTGCAGGGTGCAGAGGTCGAGGTCAAGCGCTTCGGTGTGTATGCGCTGGCCGCCGTGCAGGCCGATACCGGCGCGACCGGCGCCAAGATGTATTGGGACAACACCGCCAAGCGTCTGACCACGACTGCCACCAACAATACCCTGGTTGGCGCATTGGCCGCCGCCAAGGGCGGCACCGAGACTACCGCTACCGTGCTGCTCGACGGCGTCATCCGTTAATCCACGCGCATGCTCTTCGCCAACCTCCAGCTGGCCGCGAACAGCGCTGTCCTGAACCACCTGGCTAATAAGCAGGTGACGATCGATGGCGTGGTCGTGCCGGGCATCTTTCGCAACCTGGCCAGTGAAGCTCAGCTGGGCATGGGCGTGTCGTCCAGCAGCCCCGTTGTTACCGTCGCGAGCATCGCCGTGATGGCCGATCCAGTTGGCAAGCAAATCACGATCGATGCAGTGCGTTACGAGATCGTCGACGCGGACCCGGACAACACCGGCCTGACCATCCTCACGCTGACCGTGGCCGCATGAGGACCGCGTTCGCGAACATCGTGAGTGCAGTCATCACGGCGCTGGAAGCGCAGCCGCCAGTGTGCAAGGCCATCTACCGCGCCCGCGCCATGGCCATCCCCGACCAGGACAAGCTCGCGATCAGCGTGCAGTGGGAGCACTCGGTACCAGCCGGCGGCACGATCAACGGCGCGCCGATTGATTGGGCGACTCGTCTCACCGTCGAATGCTACGCAGCCGGCGTCAACGAGAGCGGCGACCTCGCGGTCGACCCGCTGCTCAAGGCTGTGTTCGAACGCCTGGCCGCCAACTCGACACTGGACGGCGTCGTCTCCGATCTGCAAGTGATCGGCATCGAAGCTGAGAACACGACAGAAGGAAAGAAAACCGGGTGGGTCCGACTCACCTATACCGCAGATCACCGCACCAGCAACTTCACATTGAGCTGACATGAATATCGACAAGACGCAAGCCGCGCCGCACGAGCGCGAGATCCCGCCGCCACCTGGTGGTGGTTCCTGGACTTTTGACCGGGAATCGTGGGAGTGGGTCTCCAATGACCCGGTTCCAGCCCCTGCCGACGAAACCCCAGCCGCAGCCGTCGAGTACGACAGCACGGCCAGCCAGGAGTAAGCGATGCCCCGCTTGATCAGGAACACCCTCGTTACTGCCAAAGTGCAGACGACCCCCGGCCTGGATGCGGTGCCAACCGGCGCGGCCAATGCCGTGCTCATGTCGGAAGGCAGCATCACGCCGCTCGACGCGCAAGCTATCGACCGCTCGCTGATCCGTGGTTACTTCGGTGGTAGCGAGCAGCTCGTCGGCCCGGCCAGCGTCAAGCTGACCTATGGGGTCGAGCTGGCTGGTTCCGGCGTTGCCGGTACCGCGCCGGCATGGGGCCAGCTGCTGCAAGGTTGTGCCGTGGCTGAAGGCATGCTGACTACCCCGGCGCGTGTGGAATACACCCCAGTGTCCACGTCGCTCAAGATGCTCACCCAGTACTACTACGACGATGGCGCGCTGCACAAACTGCTGGACTCGATGGGTAACTGCACTTTGTCTGCGAAGGTGGGCGAACGCCCAATGCTGCGCTTCGAGTGGACTGGGCTGGACGGCGGCATCGCGGCGACGCCGAACGCTACCGGCGTCTTCACGCCGTGGAAGAAGCCGGTAGCCATGACCAAGGCGAACGTGATCGACATCACGCTCGGCGGCACGTACGCTGCCGGCGCGCTCAGTGGCGGCACCGTCTACAACAGCACCGGCCTCGAACTGAACTTTGGCAACGTGGTGAACTTCAGCGCGATGCTCAGCACCGAGACCGTCGATATCTCGGACCGCCAGTCGACTGCCACCCTCGAACTGGAACTGACGGCGGCGCAGGAGGTCGCGATGATGGCGTCGGTCAAGGCTAACGAGACGCAGGCTTTGGGCTTCACCATCGGCACTGCTGCCGGCAACAAGGTGCTCGTCTTCGCACCCGCCGCCCAGTTGACCAACCCGCGCAAATCTGAACTGAACGGCAAGCGCTTGATTGGCTTCGACGTGCGCCTGGTCCCGGTCAACGGCAATGACGAGTGGCGCATCGTCGTTCTGTAACAAACACCCTCACATTCACAACTGAAAGGAAACGCCATGGCGTTCAAACTCGTACGACTGAACAAGCTCCCTGTCCGCGTCAAAGGCGCACTGCCAGGCGAAGACGGCAAGCCTGTTGCCTTCGACTTCACCCTGCACTGCAAGCGCCTTACTCAGGCCGAAATCGACAGCGTCATGAAAGACAAGCAGGGCGAGGTCAAGGGCTTCGTACAAAACGTCACTGAAGGCTGGGACGGCGTCTTGGATGCGAGCGGCGAGGCAGTTCCCTTCGCCCGCGAGCAACTCGACGAGATGATCGATAACGCCGGATTGCCGATGCTGATCATGCACGCATACCTCGAACAGGTATCAGCCACAGCAAAAAACTGACGGAGGTCGTGCGCCTGATGGCGCGCGGCCAAATCGAGTTTGGTAATGATGCTCCGGCTGAACACGATCACTTCAACGAAGCCCTTGCGGCCATGGGCCTTTGCGCCGAGGGCAGCGTAGCGCTGCAGGAAGATGAGTACTGGCTTTGGCCAGAGAACGACGAAGCCTTTTCTATGTGGCTCTCGGTGCAAACCCAGTGGAGCGCTGGAATGGGTGGGGCGACCGGTCTGAACTATCCCGGCGTCGAAACATGTCTCCGACTCCGGGGGCTGAAAAAGAAGGCGCAGCAGAAGCTCTTTCTGCTGATTCAAATGATGGAGCGCGCTTGCTTGGAAGAGTGGGCGCAGAAGCGAAAAAGCTAGTAACGGAATGACCTCCCCACGCGCACTTATTGAAATGGTTGTCGACGGCGCTGCTGAGAGCCGGCGGCGTGTGGAGAGTGTCGCTGATGCACTGCGCCAGATGAACGGTCAGTCGCTCCAGAACATCTCGAATCAGATGAATTCGCTGAACGAGCGGTTCACTGGTTTGCAGTCCACCATCGGAAATGTCACGTCGTTTGCCATCGCCGGCGTATCGCTGGCCACTCTCGGCAGCAAAGTGGTCGGTGTACTGGATTCGATGGGCGAGTTGGACGATCTGTCACAGAAGATCGGTACCAGCGTCGAAAGTCTGTCGCGCATCCAGCGAGTGGCCAAAACGTTCGGCGTTGATTTTGCCGGGACTGTTGATCCCGCCATGGTGAAATTGGCGCGCAACCTTACGACCGTTGACGACAAGTCGAGCAGGACTTCCAAAGCACTGGCGGCCATTGGCGTATCAGCTAAGGATAGCGCCGGCAAGCTGCGGGACCCTGGCCAGGTCATGATCGACGTTGCCAAAAGTCTCGCGCAGTACGAGGACGGTGCCGGGAAGGCAGCCGTAGTAACGGACTTGTTCGGTAAGTCGGGGGCAGACCTTTTGCCGTTCTTGAATGACCTGGCAGACAACGTCGATAAATTTACCGGCGTTACCCCGGAGGCGGTTAAGCAAGCAACTGACTTGCAAGACAAGTTTGGGATGCTGAGCCAGCGCACGGATCAAGCCTTTACGTCGATCGTAACGGCAGCGTTGCCGGCGCTCACTGGTTTGTCTGAAGGATTTACCGACGTGCTCGAAGCTGAGACTGGCCTCATTGACAATGGCGAAATCGCCGAGTGGGCTGGTATGGCTGCAATGGGTATTGCTCGGGTAGCTGACGTAGCAGTGCTGGCAGTCCGTGGATTTTCGGCTCTCGCAAGTAGCGTCGAAGTGATTACTGCCGATCTTGAGGTGCTGTGGACGGCCTCGCCTGCGAACATGGGTCTTACCTTGGCCAAGGGTGGATCGCCTCTTGCTGACCTGAAAAAGGTGGTTGCCGAACGAAATCAAGTTTTGGAGGCCGCGAACACGAAGTGGTCAGCGTTCTACAACGCTGACGGCAATATGTTCGAACAGGCAGTCAAGAAAAGGCTGTCTGCGAAAGTTTCGGAGGTGAAGCCGCCGAAGGAAGAAAAGCAAAAAGATAAGGACCTCAACGGTTACAAGCCAGGTAGTGACGCGGCAGACAAAGATGCAGAGAAGCAAGCCAACGCTTACCAGAATCTGACGAAGGCCATCCAGGCAAAAATCGTCCAAGCCAATCTCGAACTCAGTGCAGGTGCTCCCCTGCTTGCGAGCCAACAGGAGCAGCTCCAATTGACCGAGCAATTGGCCGAGATGCAGGGGAAGCTTACCCCTATCCAGTATGCCTATCTGGAAAGCCAGGCTAAAGAGCTTGTCACCAAACTGGAGGTGATTGAATCGAACAAGCGTGCGGCGGCAGGTTTGGAGTCATACAGCAAGATGCGCGCTGCGTATGAAACCAACGTTGCCAAGGCGATTGAGAATGCACTTACTGAGGCAGAGCGTAATGAAGAACTCGCTCTCACATTCGGGAAGACGAAAAGCCAGATCGAAGCGCTAGAGCTGGCTCGTCTCGAAGAGCAGCTGGCGCAACGATCTTCGCTCGGTCTGACTCTGGATGAGATCGAGAATCTCGAAAAGCTGATCGCTGCAAAGAAGCGTAGCTCCACCGCGCTCGGTAAGCTCGACGGATATGAAGCCAGCAAGAAATCGATCGAAGAGTTGGACGAGTTCCTCGACCCTGCCAAGGCGCAGTCGTTCGGCGAAGCTCTGCGCGAATCGCTCGGCGGTGCGGGCACCGCGTTGTCCGCATTGACCTCGACGCTCGACGGTTTCGGCAAGCGGCAGGCAGAGATCGACAGGCACCGCGCCACGGCAGAGCGGGAGCGATTGATTGGCGCCATGAGCGAACAGAAATACATCGCCGATACCGCACGCCTCAACGAGATGGAAACCAAGAACCGCCTGTCCGGGTACGGCGACATGGCGGGGGCAGCAGCTGGCTTCTTCGGCGAGCAAAGCCGTGGCTACCAAGCGTTGATGACGGTGTCCAAGGTCTTCCATGCCGCCGAGCTGGCGATGACGATGGCCGAGCTGGTGCCGAAGGGTATCGCCGCGGTGCTCAATCAGGGCACCGGCGATCCATACAGCGCGTTTGGCCGTATGGCTGCCATGGCCGCCGTGGTCGCTGGCCTGGGGGTGGCCATCGGTAGCGTCTCGGGTGGCAGCAGCGTGAGCCTGTCCGAGTCCCGTCAGAAGGAGCAGGGCACCGGCACCGTGCTGGGTTCGGACGCAAAGTCTGGCTCCATCGCCCGCGCGCTGGCTGAGATCGAACAGTCGTCGCAGGACACGCTCGGCGTGAACAACGACATGTTGATCTCGCTTCGCAACATCGAGTCGGGCATCGGTCAGTTCGCTTCGCTGCTCGTGCGCACAACCGGCGTGACCGGTGACTTCGGCAAGGACATGAACAAAGGCGCGTTCGACTCGAAGGCGGTCGGCATTGGCGGTGCCGCAGCCGGAGCTGTGGGCGGCGCAATGGCTGGCGCCTACGTCGGCATGGGCGCCAGCCAGATCGGCCTGCTGCTCGGCGGCCCAATCGGCATGGCCCTGGGCGCGGTGCTCGGTGCAGTGATCGGCAAGACCTTCATCGGCAAGGCACTGGGTAGCGTCTTCGGCGGCAAGCAGACGGTGGAAGACACCGGCTTCACCCTGGACAAGTCCAGCTTTGGCAGCATCCTGGCCGGGGGTGTCAAGGCGTCCCAGTACGCCGACGTCAAGAAAGACGGCGGCTGGTTCGGCAGCGACAAGACGAGCGTGAAGATGGAAGGTCTGGGTGCCGAAGGAAACCGTCAGATCGCCAGCGTGCTGACTTCGCTGTACGACACAGTGTTCAAAGCCGGCACCATCCTTGGGCTGGGCGCGGACAGCTTCAATGCGCAGCTGAGCAGCTTCGTTGTCGATATCGGCAAGGTCAGCCTCAAGGGTTTGTCGGACGACGAGATTCAGGAAGAACTGCAGGCGGTCTTCTCGAAGGTCGGCGATAGCCTGGCCGCATCCGGCGTGGCCGGCCTTGAGTCGTTTCAGAAAGTGGGCGAGGGCTACCTCGAGACGCTTGCCCGGGTGGCGTCGAACTACCAGACCCTTGACGCCATCATGGCCTCTATCGGCACCACTGTCGGCGCGGCGGGTATCGCCAGCGTGCCAGCGCGTGAGCGGCTTATCGACATGTCGGGCGGCATCAGCGCGCTGGCCAGCCAGGTCAGTTCGTTCGCGGACAATTTCCTGACCGAGGCCGAGCGCCTGGCGCCGATCCAAAAGTACGTAACCGAGCAGCTCGCCGGCATGGGCCTT